ATGGAAGAGAATATATAGCTGTTGACACTAATGGTAAAGCTAAATGTAAAGGTAGATTTGAATATGAAGGGTTAGCTCTTCATAAGAACAAGTCTAAACTGATCATTCCAAAAGCATTGTATGCATATTTTGTTGATGGAACTTTACCAGAATATACAATAAAACATAACAGAAATATTCTTGATTATTGTATAGGAGCTAAATCTAAAGGAGCATGGAGGCAACATGCTATATATGTTAAAGATAAAATTGCACAAAAAGATGAATTACAAAAAATAAATAGATATTATATTTCAAATAAAGGTTGTAAGATCGTAAAGATAAATAAAAATGATCAAAGAGAAATTCAATTAGAGTCTGGGCAATGGGTTCAAACTTTAATGAATAAAATAGAAAATAAAGAATGGTCAGACTATGACATTAATGAAAAATACTATCTTAATGCAATTGAGAAGGAAATAAATAACATAATTGGTGTAAAAACTAACCAATTAATGTTGTTTGAATAAGTTTTATTATTATATTTGTATAAGTCCAGGGGGAGCCAAGGTCGTGTAATAAAGATTTTACACTTCATTCGTGCACGGCTCCCATTGGCAATTAAAATTAACAAAAATGGGATACACAAGACCAACAACTACTACAAGAGATATGTTAGTGGCAGCACCACTACCTAATCATGGAAAAACTTATACAGTTATTCCTCATAAAGATGTCATAGATGTTACTAAAACTCTATTAGGCAACAATGGGTTCAGAATTACAAAAGAACTTTACAGAGCAAATATGAATGCTAAAGTAGCACAAGGAGTATATCACCTTGCTTCTACTAAAGATGAAGAAATGGGCATGATGTTTGCTTGGACTAATTCTTATGATAAAAGTACACGTTTTCAGTGTGCTGTAGGAGCTTTCGTAAATGTATGTAGCAACGGTATGTTATGTGGAGACATGGCAAACTATGCTAGAAAACATACAGGTAAAGCAGATCATGATATTCATACTCAAATAAGTTCACAAATTAAGTCAGCTAATAAGTATTTTGACAAACTAATTGATGATAAGAATAAAATGAGACAAGTATTCTTACCTAAAAAACAACAAGCTGAATTAGTGGGCAGATTATTTTTAGATGAAGAAATTATTGATGCATCACAAGTTTCTGTTATAAAAGCAGAGATGAAAGATCCATCATATCATTATTCAGCTGATCTTAATAATGCATGGACATTTTATAATCATGTTACACATTCATTTAAAAAATCACATCCAAGAACATGGATGAGTGATCAAGTTAAATTTCATGAATTTATGACTGCAGAGCTATTAAGTCAAGCCGGTTTACATCAAATGGATAAAAACTGGGTAGATGAAAATGGTAATGGGCATGTAACTGATGGAACATATGGATCTGCAGGAGTATTAAGTCAAGCTATTATGACAGGATCAGATTTTGATGCTGATATGGAGGCTCAAGAATATGATGACTTTGAAGAGTTTAAAATATGACAGTAGTCACAAGAGATATTAGAAAAAGTCTGAAGATCCGCCCATCAGGTAGATCTACAGACTTTATATCTCCTAGTTTTGGCTGGGGATGTTTATATAATTGTTCATATTGTTATATGAAGAGACATAAACCAAAAGGTTTATCTGTTGCTAAAAATACAAATCAAATACTTACAGAAATAAATACACACGCTCTATTTGCAGAAATGGAAATTGAAAAACCAAACCAAACACATCCAAAATATATTACTTATGACATAAGTTGTAATGAAGACTTTGCTTTACATGCTAAATATCATGAATGGAAAAGAATATTTGAATTTTTTAAACATCATGATAAAGCAATGGGAAGTTTTGCAACTAAATATGTTAATCCAGAACTACTTAAATATAACCCTAAAGAAAAAATAAGAATTAGATTTAGTTTAATGCCTGAACATAAAAGACAATTACATGAACCAAACACCTCTACTATATTAGAAAGAATACAAGCAATAGACACATTTAAAGAAGCAGGATATGAAGTACATCTTAACTTTAGTCCTATAATAGTATATGACGGATGGTTAGATGATTATGAAGAACTATTTGCATTAGTAAACAATAACGTTAGGAATGAAGATAATGTTTTAGCAGAATGTATATTCTTAACTCATAATGAAAATAAGCATTATAGTAATATGCTTAAACATCCAGATACAGAAAAAGATTTATGGACACCAGATATACAAGAAAATAAAATTTCTCAATATGGTGGTCGTAATATTAGATATAAACATAAATTAAAAGAGGAATTTATTAATGCATTTGTTAAAGTGCATGATAATGTTATACCTTGGAACAAAATTAGATACATTTTTTAATATGAAAATTATAGAATTTTTATTAACTTGCTTAAAAATGATATTAGGAACTCTTCTATTATTTTTGCTTGTTATTATGTGGGCATTATTGCTCTGGTTTACAACAGCTATTAGCGTTGTAGAATATATAGAAAGTAAAATATCAATCTTAATAAATAAATGTTATGGGGAATTATGAATTATGGACATGGTTTAGACCAAAAATTCAAATTATAAATACATCTAAAAATCCTAATCCTAGTTATGAAACAAGTGGTTCTGCTGGAATGGATATTAGATCAAATGAAGATATCACTGTTAAAAGTGGAGCTTCAGAAATTATAGGTACTGGTATGTTTATCAAGCTACCTAGTGGTTATGAAGCACAAATTAGATCACGTAGTGGTTTAACTGCTAAAAACCAAGTTATTGTTCTTAATGCTCCTGGAACAATAGATTCAGATTATATAGGAGAAATAAAAATAATATTAGCCAACTTATCTACAAAAGCTTTTAAAGTTAAAAAAGGTGATAGAATAGCTCAAATGGTGATTGCTACATATGAGCAAGCATGGTTTGAAGATGTTGATGTCCTTGAAAAAACTGACAGAGGAGAAGGTGGATTTGGAAGCACTGGAATTAGTTAAAGGAAGTAACTATACCAGCGTTTACTTCCATTTTCCTGGTATAGCTTACTTCTTTTAACATATTTATTAACCAATTAATTTTTTAAACATGTTAAAACCAAATTTTAATTTAGACAATATAGGAGAATATCCTACATTTACTGTACCAGAGAATATCGTAGATATTCACGAAGAACCAAATTTTAATCATGAAGATCCAAGAATTCAAGAAACTACTAGAATCTAGATTCTCTAAAACTAGAGAAACTTACTCTACTAAAATGAACGAATATGCTACTGACCTAGATGTATTCCAATCATTTAGAAGGGGAGTAGGTTTTTCTTTTCACGATACACCAGAAGGTGTAGCATGGGAATATACTTGTAAACATTTAGAATGTATTAAAACCATTATAAGTAAACTCCCTGGTGAGGTCCCAACAGATGAACTGTTAGAAGAAAAAATAGGAGATGCCATAAACTATCTTATAATTCTTGAGGGACTTATAAAAGAAAGAGGAGATCAATAGTCTCCTCTTTTTTATTTTCCTTGTCCTCTATACGGTTTCTTATATGCATTTTGACATTTGCTAGCATTCTTAGAATGAACACCACGTCTTTTTTTACTGAGACTACCTCTAAAGGTAAATGTATTACTTTTAGCCATTATTTATGTCTTCCTGTTATCATACCAGGTACTGGTCCTGACCAATTACCAGTTCCTTTTACACTACCTCCTAATTGTCTAACATCTATTTTGCCATCTTTAGTCTCAATTTTAAATTTTTTACCTCTCCATGTACCAACTCCACCAGGATTATTTCTCATTTCAGCTGCAAACCATTCACCAAATGATAACTGATTTGGATCAACATCTTGTACTGGATCTGGATATGTTACTCCGTTAATTGTAAATGAACCATTTGGATGAGTTATAACACTATCTCTTTTTTCAATATTTACTTTTTTCTGATTTTCTTTTTTCTTTTTATCTGACATGATTATATTATTTATGTCTACCATTAATCATTCCTGGTACAGATTTACCTGACCAGCCTCCTGTTCCTTTTACATCACCACCAAAATTTTTCTTTATAGTACCTCTTTTTACTTTTTCTTGATATATATCAGCTTGAGTTATGTCTCCATCATTATTATGATCTGGAAATTGACCACCTTTTTTTAAGAATGGACTTAGTTTTAGTTTTTCTTTCCAACCTAAATCTTTTTTACGTTTACCTGTTAAATGATGCATTATATCTTCATTACTTGTAAGACCTAAATTACCTTTAGCTTCCATAAAATCCTCATAAGTCATATTACCTGTTTTACCAGATGATATTTCGGCTTTTGTTAATAAATTAGGATCAACTGCGTTTACTGTTCCTTCTCCCCAACTTGGTAAATTTTGAAATAAATAGGCATTTAGTGTATCAGTAGCTGTAGGTTCAATGTTATCTGCGATGTTAATATCATCTAATTTTTTATTTGGATCTGGCATAATTATTTCTTTTTATTAAATTTTTCTACTGATCTACCTCCAAAATAAGCACCTATTACAGTGATCAGCACTAACTGTAATAAATCTGTCCACTTTTCTTCTACTGTGAACTGCACTGCACCTGCATCTATAAATATAAGAAGCATTGTACATACTATTAAAAAAATAAGAACCATAGGTCTTACATTTTTACTTAACCAACTGTCAGAGTTCATATCTGCAGTCCAACGGTCAGTTATATTTTTTTCCATCTGAACCTCATGGTTCATGATTAGTTCTTTAAGCTTTCTTTTTGCATCAAGCTTTTCCTCATCGGTTGTAACTAAATTATCTATTACACCACCTACTGAATCAACTAGTTTACTAGCTCCTGCAGAGAATAATTTTTTTAATACTCCCATAGTTTATGTTTTAGTTTATAAAATCCCATTGGGCCCACATGCCCCTCCATGTTTTTTAAACTCCTTACTTTTAAATCTTTTAGCAAGATTATATTGAGGAGTTCCTGGCATGCAGTCAGGATTGGGAAATGGAGTACATCTCCCAGGCCTTTTAACTGCATCTTGTATCCATTTTTTAGACACTATAAAATACCTTGTGGTCCTTGAGAACCACCCATACCAGCTCCACCAGTAATAGCACCACCTAAACGTCTTTCACCACCCCAAGAAGACTTTACATTTTTCATTCTAGCTTTCTTTTCTTCTTTAGTTTCAGTATTATAAGACTTACCTTTCCAAGTAAAGTGACCTTTTTTATCACCATAATGATCTGTTACACCTGATTCTGTAGCTTTATTTCTAGCTGTTCTGTAGGCATCACTAAAGCTCATATCATCATAATTAGGTTTAGTTTCTTTCTTTGTATCAGTATTTTGAGTGGTTTCCTTTTTAGTATCAGTATCTTTAGTAGTTGAAACATCTACATTTTTTGTATCTGTAGTTGCACTTGGTATTCCAGTTATACTTTTAGGTATAAATTGACTACCATCACCTTCTGTTGTTTGAGCTGAATGAATACCACCTATTCTAGTTTTAACACTTGTTTGTTTACCATCAGCATCATAACGAGTTTTCTTAGTACCCTTTTTCTTTCCCCCAAATGGAGAATCAACCATAACACCTTTTTCTTTTACTTGTATACCGTCACCTTTCTTTTTAACTTTATACTTGTAACCTGGAGCACTTTCTGATCCAGTTATTTTACCACTAGCATCAGTATTTACTTTAACATTTTTAGCCTTACGTACTGTTCCATCTTTTAATTTAACTTTTTCAGACCTTTTAAATATACCTTTTGTATTTTTAGCCTTTACTAAGTTTCCATCTGCATCATATTTACGCTTTCTAGTACCAGTTCTTTTACCAGACTCATCTCTAACAGTTTCTTTTGTTTTTCTAATATTACCTGTTCCTTTATCATACTTTACCTTAGAATCTTTAGTTTTGATCTTAGATATTTGACCATCCTTACCTTTGTACTTTGTTTTTGTACCATCTGGACCTTTTGTTTTTACCTTCTTACCTGAAAATCTATTATAAGTAGTTACAGAACCATCTTCATTTTTAACTTTCTTTCTAAAAGGATTCAAAGGGCCTAAAAACCCTGCTTTCTTTTTTGACTTTTTACTTTTGGTACTGGAACCTCCGTATCCGTACTCTTCTTTCATATTTGCTGGCATAGCTATTTAATTTAAATTATTAATAATTATTTATTTCTTCCGTGATACATACCAGGTACATTTTGACCTGCTGCACCTCCTACTCCTTTTACTCTTGAAGGCGTCCCTCCATATTTATATTTAGTTGGGTTAGATGGTAGATCAATCATACTTGGAGCTTTAGTAAAAACCGGATTTTTAAAACTTTTTTTAAAGTCATCTGCAAGAAGTTCTAAATCCATACCAAGATTTTTATCTACATATCTTCTCCAACCTTTTTGGTTTAAGTTTCCTTTTCTTATATCAGAATCTACATAGTTTTCAGGTATACCATCTCCATCTATATCACCCGGTTTACCACCTTCATCAGTTACTGCAGAGTTATCTGTTTCAGTAGATTCTAATACATCTACTATACCATCATTATTAGTATCTTTATTGTCACTACTAGGTTTAGCATCAAACTCATCACCCTCTTTTGCCATATCTAAATCATTCATAGGAAAAAGTTCTTTTCCATGCATAGCTTTATTTTTAGCATTTTTAGCTTTCATGTATTCACGCATTCCTGCTTCATCATAGTCATATTTTACTCCATCTAATTCTGGCATAATATTATTTTTTATAAGTTAATCTCCAAAAGGAACATCTTCATTAAGATCTGCTCCTTCCTCTGGTAAAAATTTATCATATGTCCCAGCTTTAACTGTTTTTACAAAAAGAGCAAATTGATCTTTTGTAAAATGTGTATATCCTTCATCATCACCTCCAACAACTACTTTGTCAGATTCAGTTGAGATATCTATAGCTGGACAAGTTTTACAACTTGCACAAAAAGTCATCTGAGTTCTCGTATCAGTAACTTTTATATTTTTTAATCCTTTAAACATTGGTTTATGCTTTAGCCATTGTAACATAATTAACAACAATTGTCCCAGCTTGTGGTTCAAACTTTAATCCTGTACTAGCAGGAATAGCAAAGAATGCCCATTCACCAGGTTCAACAAGTCCCCACATATTACCAGCTCCGTCTCTAAGTTTACAATGATTAGTATTATCAGTGTTAACTACATAAACATACATGGTAGTTCCAACTGAAGTAGATATAATCTCCGTTAAAGAAGAAAAACTTACATCATCTCCAGCTACATCTCCAATTGTATAAGCTTGTGTATTAGTAAAGTCCATAGACAATACACCTGCTACTGAAGAAGGAGTACTTATTTTGACTGTTGTATTTAATGTTGCCATTTATATTACTTTTTAATTAATTTAACTGTTGCAACAATAACAACTGCTGCAATTACACATATTGGACAAGGACACATTATATTTCAAATCCAAAGTTTAACACTAAGAACCTAAAGCTTACCCTCGGGTTCCATTTTAATTCTAATAGGGTAAATACCCCAAATCTTAATGTGAAGTCTACAATATTCTTTTTGTTTCCTTCACGCCAACTGTTTATCCAGTTCATATTATTTCGTTATTGGTTATATAATAATATACAAAAAAAATACTAAAAATTAAAGAATGATGTAGTTTATTCCAAATTTGAAATCATGCCAATCTCTATTCCAATATTTATTGTATTTACCTTCTATGAATACTCCAAGGTTTCTATTAATCTTATATCCAAAGATTAAACCACCAGAGTAATCTATCCAGTTACCACCATTGAAGTTGTGATATGAGTATTCTCCTCCTGTATTAAGATGATAAGGAAGAACATTCGCCCAAGAGTGTAACCAGATCTTTTTAGTGTAATAATAATAGTCTGCACCAATTACTATAGAGTGACACCATTGCACAGGGAGTGCATCTTTTTCTGATTTAACATATTCATTTAACATTTGTGGGATCACCACCTCTTCCCAAACTTCTGTATTTGTTGCTACGACTGCTCCATTAGGATCTAAGTAGCTTATTCCTGTTGGAGCAAATCCAATTGTGTAGCCTTCTTCTAAAGCAAGGCTTGTGTAGTGTAGGTTCCCGTTGGACAACACCCACTCTGCTAATGGATCAAAACCATATGGTTCAGATATTCGTTGTACAGCTCCAGCAGTAAGAGAAATTCTTTTTCCAATCTTTTGTCTGTATCGTTGTGATGCCTCCATGTATTCTACATCAGCAAATCCATCTTGTAGGTACTCTACCTTAACAACCCATTTGTCTGCTAGGTATCGTAAAAAATGATGTTGATCTATATATGTATCACCTTGTTGTCTTTTGTAATCTACTTCAAATAAAAACTCAAAACCTTTAGTTCGTCCAATAACAGCAGCATCAGAATATGAAGATTCTGTACCGTCTTTAAATGTATTAGCTTTATTTTCGTAACCAAATCTTTGTATCTTTCTTACACCTAAAGTTAGTGCATAATCAAAAGGAGTCTCTATAACATCTGTTTCTAAATCGTTTAATATAGAATATACATTTTGATCTGAAATAGAGGTACCACCATTTACAGCAGCATAGAATGTAGAAAACTTGAAAGTTTTTTTAAGTTCTTTCTTAAACTTGCTTTCTTCTTGTGCATTTATCGTAAATGATAAAAGTAATAATATAGATAAAATTATTCTCATTTTATTCGTACTGTATCTAACATTATAATATGATCTACTCCGTTTGTTAATCTTATTGTATCAACTCTTATTGAATCTTTAAGGCAACATTCTTTTACTACCGGTCTTGGATTAGGATTGTATTTTGTAGGATTAAATAATCCACAACCTATAATTAATAAAACCCACAATGCTGCTAAATATTTCATAATTTAATTATTTTTTTTGTTATTCTTATTTTATCATATGTAATAATCAAGTTATATATTCCATCAGGATAATCTGATATATCTATTCTTTTATGATTATCTGTCTTTATAAGTTCTCCTACTATATTATATAACTCTACATCAACATCCAATCTTGTTTCAATAGTAAATGTATTTGCAGTAGGATTAGGGTATACAACTATATCACTACCTGATAACTCATCTATACTAACTGGCCACCCCTCTTCACAATAATTATACATAGACTGACAAGTATCATCCCATATAGAAGTACAACAGTAACTATCTATATCTATAACCCAAGCATAACAAGGATCATTTAACCAATAAGGTTCTCCTGGACCACCATAACAACCAGCATCATAAAGACAAGTAGTATTATCTGGTAAGTTAACTAATGGATCATAGTTATATGCATTAGGATCAGCACATCCTTCTATTATAGTAATACATGACCCATCATTATAACATGCATCTATATTATAGTTTAATGCAGATGGGTCAGTACAACCACTAACATAACAACACGGTACATCAGGATCTAAAGTGTTAGCAGAAGCATCATAGTTAAGAGCATCTGAATCAATACACCCATATGCAAAGTCTATACAACTTTCATTATCCACATTTGCTAATTCATTATAATTAAAAGAAGTTGGATCAGTACATCCATATACAGGATTGATACAACTACCATCTTCTACATTTGCATCTTCATTATAGTTTAGTGCTACTGAGTCTGTGCATCCATATACTATTGCAATACATGACCCATTATCTGTGTTAGCTAATGCATCATAGTTTAGTGCAGTAGAGTCTGTGCAACCAAATGCAACTGGTACACAAGATCCGTTATCTGTATTAGCAGTTTCATCATAGTTAAATGCCACTGGATCTGTACATCCATAAACTATACCTATACAACTTCCATCATTATCAGTTGCTTCTGGATTATAATTAATAGCAGCTACACTAGTACAACCAGATATTTCAAGTTCATCACATACTCCATCTGCGTCAGCATCATTTATACACACATCACTACAGTTATAATAGTCATCAGGATAAGTACAACCTCCACTATCTGCATTAGCAGTAGCGTTGTAGTTACAAGCATCAATGTCTGTACACCCTAAGTATATACAGTCACCACCATCTGTATTAGCATCCTCATTGTAGTTCCATGCTATCTCATCCATGCAACCAACAACTACAGCTTCACATGACCCGTCATCATAGTTAGCCTCTTCATCATAGTTAAAGGCTAATTCATTAGTACAACCTGCTATTATCTCTATACAACTACCGTCATCTGTGTTTGCCTCTTCGTTATAGTTCAGTGCTGTAGTATCTAAACAACCTTCTACTGTAGGAATACAAAGTGTACCACAGAAAGGCATTGCTTGATATGTTTGAAAGAATGGAGGTTCAAAAGCTTGAAGTGCACCTTGACCATTGTCTGCAAAAGGATTCCATCCTTCATATAATAACACAGTTCCATTGTCATTAGTTAACTTAAATGAATTATGTAGTGTTTGAAAAGCCACTTCTTCTGGAGGAGTTTGTGAACCACCTACTTCAAAGTAAAATATTTTTACAGGTTTATCTGTTTCTAACCAAATAGGAAAAGTTTGTTCATATTCTCCTGGACCCATTGTGAATGTCCATTGATTGTCACCTTGTACAACTCCTAAGAATGAGTTACCCCAACCATCAGCAGCTGCATCTCCTATCCACAATTCATAGTTACAGTTAGGATATATATCCATTGCTGTTGCATTCTCATCATAGTTAAAAGCATTTTCATTTATACAACCGTATATATGCTCTGTAACACATGAGTAATCATCTATAACAGCTTCTGGATTAAATTCTTGATATGCTGGATCAGTACATCCTGCAACATCATCTGTTTCACATATAATAGGTTCTTGCCATCCTGAATAAGCTACACTACCAAATCCAATTCCTACATTTTCTTGAGCTGCATTCAACCAGTCACCATTAGATAATTGAGTTATTGTGTCTCCATTACAACCTCTAATAAGAACATCTCCATCTAAGCTGCCACCTGAAGTAGAACCGGCTAGTCCATCTCCATATGTATCTGATATGATAAATTCAAATCCAGTTTCCATTACACAATAAGAATATGAAAATGTTTGACCTATATCTTGATAGTCATAGTCTCCATCAGCATGTTCATCTATTACACCGCCACTAATAATTGACCATCCTGTTTCACCTGGCCAGTTATCTAATGTTATATCTACTATTATAGAAGTGTATCCAGCATCACATGCTTGACCTCCACATGATCCATCATCTACTGTAGCCCATGGATTATAGTTAGGAGCATCATCATCTGTACATCCTTGTGTACACGGATATGGTGTATGAAATAATGTGTCTGACATAGTGCTATCAGCAAACATTGCTTGGAATGAATATTCCTCTTCCCAGTTAGGAGGCATCTGGCCATTACCAGTATAAACACCCCATATACCATTATCTATATCAACATCAAAGTTGTAAGAGTTAGTATTTTCACCGCTATAAATTATTTGAATTACATTACAATTAGGATTATCTGAAGCTTCCCAATTCCAATAAAGAAGTGCTTGACCACCATCACATACTTGATCTACAAAGGGTTCACCCCATCCTTCACATGGTGGATATTCACACAAAGACTGATCATTTACATCAGCATCTGGATTATAATTTGTTGCGTTTTCATCCATACAGTCAACTACTGCAGGCTCAGGAGGAGCACAGGGAGCAATTGTAAGAGACTCAATTAAGCCCATACCATAATCACCCTCTGCAAAGAATAAAGTGTCCTGACAGGCGTTAGAAACTAAACACCATCCATCTTCTGGCCATGATAATCCATCACCAAATGAATCCATTAACTGAAACGTGTAGTCTCCTGAATTTAATTCTATAAATTGATAAGCATTAGGTTGCTGATACTCATAGTATCCTTGATCTATAGAAATAGTATCTTCAGAATTATATAAACTCCAAGATACTTCATCAGCATATTGATCAAATTGAAAATTTATTTCTACCCAACTGTCTTGAGATACCATTAAGAATGGTAATATCAAAAAAAATATTAGTTTTTTCATATTTATACATTTTCTTTACATTCCCAATGAGAAAACTCAATTGATCCTTTATCACCACCAGAAAGATTAGTAGCCCAAACATCATATCCTTTTTTAAGTCTATATATCATTGATTCACCAGATGCTAAAGCTGCAAATACATTACCTTTAGAACCACCACCAGAGCCTTCGTGTAAATTAAAACCTGTAGTGCCTGTGTTTTTAAGAATTGCCATTACATCATTGGCAAGTGAATATCCATTTTTAATAATTCTACTGTCTGCCCCAGCATTTAAATATTTTATTCCTTTTGAAATAGCAGGAGCCTGAACAGTGATAGACATATGCTCAGTTATATGTGTAGGATCTGGAGCTACAATTCCATCTTCTGTTACAATAATTTGTATATTTAATTTTGAGTCAGCCATATTAATGTCCTTTTATTTTGGTTGGTCCACCTATTTTCTTTCTGCTAAATACTGCATAATCAATTATTACAGTATCATCACTTACATTACTAACATTAATATTTCTACCTACATTTGTTCCTGATGCAATAGGAGATGCAGCATTTATCCATGTAAACTCTCCTCCATAAAGTCTTTGATTTATTATAGTCCCACCACTACCAGAATGTTCAGCAGCTTCAATATATTGTCTTACATTAATATAAGTACTTGGATTTGTACTTGTATTTTTTATATAAGCAAAAGTTCCTGTTTCATTATAAGGGGGGTCTTTTTCAGTAGAATCACGGCCTACTAAAGAAAACGCGTCTCCAGGCACTATTTTATAAGATCCAGTTTCTATAATGTCACCCACTTCTAATATCATAGAATTAGAAATGTTTATACCACCATAACTATCTGCATCATTCAGACTTATATTTACTTGTATTTGTCCCATAATTATTATCTATACACATTAAGTGTAAAGTATCCAAACTCTGCTTTACATTGTGCAGTGTTTGCTCTTAAAGTACATGCTCTTGATTCATGGACACAAAAGAAGCTAGCTTCTCCTGGACCAACCCTTAGTATATCATCTCCATCAAACTTAACTGAAATATAATTATCTTTATCTTTATTATATACATATGTATATGCAGCTTGAGTTGCAGCTGGAGTTACTACAGCTGTATCACTACCTGTTGCAACATCTACTGTTTTAACTTGAATAGCAGGATTCTTTACAGAAAATAATTTAGTTAAGTTAAAAGTAAATACCTCAGAAGATACACTAGTAGTACTTAAGGTTATTACAGCCTTTAATTGTGCCATCTTTTAAATTTATTTATTAATACTTATCTAATGTCCAGTGACCATACTCTATCTTTACTGTCCCAGTACTAGCAGTACCTTTTACTACTCTTGCATCATGAACACAAAAAAACGTGCATTCTCCTGGTCCTACTTTTAATGTATTGTTTGCATCAAAAGTAACACTTAAAAAAGCATTAGGATCTATGTTTTTTATATACATATACATTCCATCAGTAGCTGTTGTACCCGAAGGTGCAGTTGCTATTGTAGTAATAGTAGATATATCCATTGTCCCAGTTTGAATAGCAGGATTTTTTACATATGCTATTTTAGAGCTTGTAAAACTTACTCTATCTTTTGCAACACCAGAAGTTGAGAGTTGTAATATACTTGTTAAACTTGCCATATTCTTTATTATTTATTAATTAACACTTATCTTTACAGCATGTTTTACCACACCATTTTAAACATATAGTATAGAAACTTACTATACATAATAATTTACACAAAAATTTCTTCATTTTAAAATTTATTTATTACTAATTCATCAATGTATTCTTGCACCTCTTCTTTGGTAGCCTTCATACTAAAAGATATATCTGCCTCATATCTTTCATCTTCCTCTCCATCATCTAATATTAATATAGTTGGAACAACTGTTATCTCATATTTATTTTGAGCTTTAGTATTCTTTGCTATATCAATATATTTTATCTCACAATCATTTAATTCCTCTACCCATTTAACGTCATTAGATGAATTCCATCCAGCATTAAAATGTATTACTTCTACTTGTGCACTAACTACCGTTGCAAATAGTAGAAATATGATTATTAGGTTTCTCATTTCAACTTGTCTATTTTTTCCTCAATCCTATCCAGATCATCTTTTATTTCTTCAACATCTTCTTGAGTATTCTCAATAGTAAGACGTATGTTTTTATCCTTCATATCAAACTCCATTCTTGTTACATCTGGTTCAGGTGGAATAGGAAGTTTTTTAGCTTCATCTATATCAGCCTGTAACATAAACCACATGCTAATAACTGTTGCCATTGCAAATCCAATTGCCACTAAGGTTTTTATACTAACCTTAAAACCTGAGTCTTCATTTAATTCCTTTGCCATGATCTATGTTCCTGAGAATACACCAATTTCCAATATAGGAGCTCCACTTGCTGAAAACGCTAGTACATCTACTAACGTTGTCCATGGAAAAACACACCACTCTTGTCCTTGTAGTATAATTTCTCCACCTGCAGCAGCTGATAATTGTATTGTTATTGCAATACCACCAGCAGCTTCTCTGTTTCTCAAATAAACAATTGTACCTGTTGCATATTCATCAGCTTCAAGAATTTTTTCTCCTGGATCTGCATTATCATTTATAGATCTACTTGTTATTCCTCCAGACAATGCTGTATACGCAAAACTTTTGTCTACTGCAATAGGGTCAGAAGTTATTCCTGAAATATCTAATTTTACTTGACTTGTTAACGTTGCCATATTATTACTATTTTTATTTATTAATTATTAAGCTGCTGAAAATATACCCACTTCTAATGTAGGATTTTCACTACTATTAGTTCCAAAAACTTCTATATCAGTTGCAGCTGTCCAAGGAAATACTGCCCATGTTAAAGGACCTAAAGTTAAATGCGTAGTCCCTGAAGTTAACTCTACAGAAATTGTTTCACTTGCACTTTTATTTCTTAAGTATATCGTTGTACCAGCAGCATAGTGTGTTGCTGCTACAATAGTTAAAGCAGTCCCTGTTGCTCTTGCAGATGTTAAAGTTTTACTTGTAATACCACCTGCTATAACAGTTGGGCTCATTGTAACATCTAATGCAATAGAATCAGCTACTA